ATATTGAACATTCTTAGCTGAATAGACACTTAGATCTTGCATCCATTGTCTTTCACGTTGTTCATTTTGATATGCGTATTGTCTTCTGGCAGCTGCATTCGCTGCCTTAGCTTGCGCTCCTAAACACACGGCAAAACTCTATAAAGGATAATTTGTTTGGACCAAACTCAATCTCTCGTAAGAATTTGAATCCAAGGAATTGAAGTAGCTTTAGATGGACTGTGTTGCGTTTATCAACAACATTCCACAGCAACTTATCGGGTTGTCTTTCTACATAACGTCTAGCTTCTCTAGCAAACGTAATTGGGTAGTCATGAATAGCATGTGTACATAACATCCAGATCTGACCTCCAACGTCTACTCCAGCCATTCCGGCAGTCTTGCCGTTAGGCACTGTGAAGTACACGCAGGAGGGCTTCTGAACTGCATCTAATAGTGCTTCTGTTGCATCTATACCATGACCTTCTTCTACCTCTCTACGGTCCTCTGGACGTAGGTTAGAGGCTACTTCTTTAGCAGCCTCCAATGTTATTGGGTGAATAAATTTAGACACTTGAATAAAACTTATTTGTATAGTCTCCTTCCCATGTCATTGAGAACAATGTTAATGGTGTTGGGTGTTTGGATTTAAGTGTAAGTGTTGTATTTATATTCCTATCGTATATAGGTATAACTTTAGTTTGTAGTTGTTGTGTTGGTAGTTCACTTTCTTCAGAGTAATCAGCTATGACTGATTCATGATCTTCAGTAAAAGTTGGTTTACCTCTTCTTTTAAGTATTGTTTGATATAAACCAGACGCACCTAAATTAATCTTATTCCTATGTAGAACTAGTGAACCTCTAGTATCAGATCTAACTGATTCACCTTGTTGACTAGTTGGGTATATCTTAGGGAATTCAACTTCCATTTCATACAATATACCTAACACAACTGTGGTACTAGACCAATCTCCAACTACTTCAACATTACTTCCATTGATTGTAACCTCTGCATAACGACCAACTGGATCTGTACCACTATTATCATAAATAGCCATATCACCACCTGCTGCCTCAGTAGTCCACCAATTAGTAGGTAATGGGAATGTAGTTTTATTTGTAGAAGCGTTGTATGTATTAGATGCAATACTTACTGAGGTAGCACAATCTAAATAAACTTGGTGTATGTTTTCCTTATCAGTAGATGTACCAGTATAAGTTTGTAAAGTATCAGAATGAAGCTTAAGATCAAGCTTAATTAGCATACATTTACCATCATCATCTAAGACTATATACAATGAGTCATCTATAATAAAATGATATTGAATATCCCAATGGAATGACCAAGTAAACCAAGCTTGATGTACTCGCTTATCTGAAGTATTGAAAAACTTATAGCAGTATAAAGTTGTTTTATCTTTTTCACTTAATGCTATAAAACCATTTTCTTTAGAAGTTGAAACTATATTTAGATCTTTATCTAATAACTCACTAACAACTTTACTTTGTTCAATAACATCAGGTTCACCTTCTCTAAGAACCCTAGCCATCTCCATCAATCTACTATGTTGTCCTACATTATCTATAAAACCAATAGTAGTACCAAGTGAAAATGGGTTAGTATTATGGTTAAAGTTATAAGCTGATATGAAGTTTATCTTAGCTGTTAAAGGACTTAGTACATCACTATCTGTAGTCAACATGAATTGTTGATTCTTAGTAAATAAAACTAGACCACTATTAACTTGGATACCATCATAAATAATAGCTGGATATTCAGAACTACAAGATATATCAATTGGATCAGTAGCTGTAAATGTAATAGCAGACTTAGCCCAGAAATTAGTAAAGTCTCCAGGTCTAGACATGATTACATTCTCATCACTTAATAAGACAAATCTGTTCCTAAAGAACATCATCTTGTTAATAGCCTTACCAATGAAACTAGGTCTAGGGTTTGTACCATTAACACTTGTATCTCCTACTTGTGCATTATCCCATTGCGGTGCGACAACCGTAGTTGCACTATTTGATAAGTACTGAGCATTATTACCTGCATTTTGAAACTTTGTATAACCTGTACCATTACTTGAATCAGTTAATTTAAAACTATTAGCATCTATTAAATCTATGTATAACTTTTCACCATTATCTACATCGTTTTCAGGAGCTGATCCAGACATGTTTAGTTTTATTCCAATAGACCCACCATCGAAATAATAAACTTCTTCATTATCAGTAAAACCATGGTTATTGATAGTAACTACTCCAGTACTTTGAGTAAGAGTACTAATAGGCATTGATGTAATTTCGTTACCAGGTATCACATTACTTGCACCATCTAATTCAGTTAATAGAAACGTACCATTGGCTGCTCTTATTAAAACTAATGGCATAGTACCTGCATCAAATTCAATATCAGTTTCTGGCATTGCACATTCTTCCCAGACACCTTCACCGTCTCTATCGTTATTACCGAAGAATTTCACATAGTAATCATCCTCTTCAGCTTCACTATTAGATATTTTAACTACATAACCATGTTTACATTGTTTAGGTAAGTCAGCTACATCTTTTACTGCATCAGTTAATACATTTAATAACTCTCCTACAGGTGAAGATACATTAAAAGAGTTAGAAGATCTAGTTATATATAATCCATTACCTATTTGTTGAACATTAGCATCAGTAAAATTAGAAGTAGCTACTATGTCTTCTCTAATAGAACCTAGAATACTTTCAGCAGTAACTGTTGTTTTTGTGTCAAATGAAGTTGGAGTTGGTCTAATTAATCCTAAGTTAGCTTGAACTTTAGATGTACTAATTGCTTCGACTGTAACTCTATAACGCGCATCCATCATATAAACAAAGAAGTAGTCACCTTCTTGCCAACCCTCTCCACCATGTAGGAGATCATGGGTTGTTGTATATCTAGCTTGGTATGTGGTTTCTTGGTTAGTACCAGTCCCTGTTGTATAAGGTACTGATTGACCAGTAGTTGCTATACGGAAATAAAGGTTAGCCCTTCCAGTTTGACCTGACTGACCATTAGAGTTATATACACTGACATTATATTGATAGTTTGTTGATGTACCACTACCATCAGCTTTCTTACCACCTGTTGCACCATCGTCTTTAAGGGATGTATTGGTTCCTAAAGAGAATATACGAGTACCAACATTAGGTGCATAGGCATCTCTTCCATCTTCAGCGCTTTCATCACATCTTGTATTTGTAACACGCCCTGAGTGATCAACCATGAAACCATTGGCATCGCAATAATCATTACTCGACGTATACATCTCAACACTTAGACGTGTAGCAGTAGTGACTGTAGTTGTATTTGTATTATCAAATATATTAACTGCATATTGATTAGCATAAGCTACTTTCTTTAACTCTATAAATGCCTCTGGTGGTCTAGTAGCTTCTTTAGTAGAAGACATAGCAGTAGGCTTAGTACGATTAGTTATATAGGTATAATCATTTAAAGTTAAAGTTTGGATATCTTGATCAGCAGTATGTGTTAAATAAGTAGCCATAGCAGAGCTATCTGCACTTGAATGAACAGTAACAGGACTACCATCACTACATTTCCACATATTGACATCACCTGTTCTACTGATCTGACCTAAGTATTGTTCAGTCTCATCTCTGTAGTAGTGAAACCATTTACCTTGATCTTGAGAATCTGTAGCTGCACCTGCTGCATCTAATTGTTTAATGAATCTAGTTCCTGGTCTTTTAGATAAACCCTCTGTGATATCTGGAAATACATTTGTTGCTATATTAACCTGTCCAGGTACTTTAAATTCATCAGGTTGTTGAGATATTCCAGCTATATAAGAGGGTATTGTTTGAGTTACATTTGACATTATCTACTAAGTACAGAGAACGGTGTATAAGGTCTATATCCTGATTCATGTGGGATGTTAAAGAATGATGGATCTCCTTTATCACATTCATATTCAATACAAGATGCTCTTGATTTAGCTTCATCTTGTTGTAGTAGTTGTACTAGTTGTGGGTTAGATACTAGTTGTGTAGCTGCTCTTACAGCTGCTCTATAGGTTATATATCTTTGAAATACATTTGGTAGATCAGCAAATGGATAAAGAGTTACTGCATCTATATAGACATCATTATCAAATTCATCTGTGTGATGTACAAGATCATATAGCCTTCCATTTCTAGTGACTACATCTTTTGTTCTATCAGATAGTCCATCATTCAGATCATACCTAAGAGTATTAGCAGGAAGTGTTACATGCTTATTAGCATCTGGACTAATTTTTATATGATTCTCAGTATTAAAATGCCAGCCTTCATTCTGTACATCCTTATTTACTTCATTAAGAATATTATATATAAATGATATTTCTGGATTCGTAAAGTTAAGGGTGGTTATTGGTGACTGACCGATGGCTCCCAGTATAGAGTTGACTGCGGATAATTCGGTATCGAGTTCAGTTGTTGTGGTAGCCATAATTATATATAAAAAAAAAGGGAGCCATAAAGACTCCCATTACTTTGCACTATGAAAGTGCAGATGGTGCAGTTGCTGTACCTGCGAATAGTTCAACAGCAGCAGCTGGATTCAATGAATCAGCTCCCATTGCTAAACGACCAAGGATAACGTCACCCTGATAAATCACGGATACGTCACCACTGGTGATTTGTACTTGAGGACCAATAGCCTCAACACAACCTGCAGCTTCTTTCTGGAAGATTAAGCCACAGCTGTTAGCAAACTCAGTGCTGTTACCGTATGTGTTAACAGTCTTAGTTGCACTAGTACCAGCTCTTTCATCAGCAAGAGCTTCTCCTACGAATGAACCAGTGTTACCAGGATCGGTAACTCCAGGGTTAGTTGCAGAACCAGAACCAAACTTAGTACCGTAGTTAGAGAAGAATGGGATGTTCATAGACTTGTAGATCTTAATACCTGCAATTTCTACGATTCCATTACCTTTCTGACGTGAAGAACCTTGCTCGTCTCTATTAACTAGACCGTTCTCACCAACCTGTTGAATTAGCTCATAGTACTGACGTGGGTTAAGAACACCTACACGACCATCACTAGAAACACCTTTCTCATCTAGAGCAGCAGCTGCGTCATAGAAAGCGTTTACTAGACCAGTAGCTGAGTAAGCATCAGATGCGTTTGTAGTTGTACCTACACGTACCTGAGTACCACCTGGCTCAACAAAGTTAGACTTAGTGATAGGTGATGCTAATCTTGCAGCCTTAGTAATAGCTCTGAAGATTTTTCTGTCATATTTTTCAGCGAGTGCATATCCAATCTTCTTAGATATTTCTCCACGAAGCTCATAATGAGCCAGAACTTCGTCCAATTCGTAAACGAAAGCTGAACTGATTAGTAGATCGTCAACTGTAATAGTTTTCTCTGCTACTGGTGGCGCACCATCGGAGTTACCGAGGATGTTGTTCCCAGGAGTATGGTACTCAGCTGAAGTTCTACCTGTGAAGATGAACTGAAGAGACTTACCGTTCTTCAATGTTCTCTTCATTACAAGATCCCTAGCAATTGTATTGTTTTGGAATCCTTTAAACATCTCACCTGAGAACAATTTCAGGTAAAGACCTCTTTTATCGCCTGCTCCATTAGCCTGACCCAGTTGGGTTAGATCTGCTGGATCAGCACTATTTTGATGTACTGCCATTTATCTATATTTTAAAATGTATTGAATGTATAAATCATCATCG